ACTTATGGCTAAAGGTAAGATGCCTCCTCAACTTCTTGAGCACTTCAAGAAGAAAGAAGCGCAAAAAGAAGATGGTACGGAGATGAGCGATAAGGAGAAGCGGCGTGCCGCTTTAGATAAAGCTCGGAAGTATCAAAATAAAAAACGTAAAGAGAAAGAAGATTGAGTTAGTATTCAGTAACTGACTGGATATTGTTCGTGCCTTCTTATCTTCATCTGGCTTATCGCAGGAATGCACGCGCTGCTTCCAAAAACTATGCGATCAAGCCACATAAAGATATTGACTCTCTCAAGAAGGCACGGGAAGACTTTGGATATTTTTGTGAGTACGTAGCAGATAAACCACCTGCTCAGCATCATAAAGATTGGCATCGGCACTTTGTCACAGAAGAGAACAGCAGTTGCCTGCTCCGTATTGCCGGTCCAAACGTTGACCTTCTTGCTCCACGGGGTTCAGCCAAGAGCACAGTCCTTGGCCTGCTGACAGCTTGGGCTATTGGCATCCACACGCAAGCCAAACGCCCCCTGCAGATCCTTTATCTGTCCTATACGGTTGATATTGCACGATCCAAGTCGGCAACGATCAAACGCATCATTGAAAGCAAGCGGTACCAGGAGGTTTTCCCTGAGGTGCGCCTGCTAAAAAATGTCACCAGCAATGAATACTGGTCCATTGACCACAAGTTTGCTGGCATTGACGTTACAGGTGATGAGCAATTTACGCTCTGCGCTGCAGGTCTTAAGGGTTCGGTGACCTCCAAGCGTTCTCACCTGGTCATGATTGATGACGCCATTAAGTCCGCCGCTGATATTTCCAACCCTGATATCAGGAAGATGATGCAGGACAACTGGAACGCGGTGATCGCACCAACCATGTTTGAAGGTGGCCGTGCGATCTGTCTTGGTACGCGCTTCCGTCATGATGATATTCACGCCACCACTTTTAACGAACAAAACAACTGGACCCAGATTGTTCTTTCTGCAATTGGAAATGATCCCAAAACAGGGGAGGAAACTTCGTATTGGCCAGAGATGTGGTCATTGGATTATTTAAAGGAAAAGAAACGACAAGCACCTATTGCTTTTTCGTTCCAGTACATGAATCAGATCATCAGGCAGAACGAGCTATCGCTTGCGCCTGAACTGATCGTCAAAGCAGAGATTGCAACGGAGTTCGATACGCTCGGCGTTGGGGTTGACCTATCTGCTGGCACTAAAGAGAAAAATGATTACACCGTTATGATCCTTGGCGGCCGCATCGGAGATCGCATTCACATCATCGACTACCGGCGACTACGCGTGATGGGCAACCTTGAAAAGCTTGATGCACTCAAGGAACTTCTTAACGACTGGTCAATCCTTGGTAAGGACGCGAACGATAATTATTTTCCGACCTACTCAACTTGCGATATTTGGAGTGAGGCCGTTCAGTACCAGGCGTCCCTGGAAGCCGACTTCAAACGTGTCTGTTTGAATCAAGAGAGTCTTTATAACTTGATTTGGCATCCAGTCAAAGGATTCCGTGCAGACAAGCTGGCCCGTTTCCGTGGAATCATGGGCATGTTTGAGGATCGCAAGATCATCTTTAACCGTTACCGTAACTTCACTAATCTTTTCGAGGAACTCACTAATTTTGGTGTGAGTAGTCACGATGACTGTGTTGACGCTCTTGTCTGGCTTGTAACCGGTTTGGCAAGAAAAGGACAGTTGCAAGTTGATTACTGAACTTAGAATTAGAAAAAATACAATTTAAATTGTGGGTCCGGAGTACATTGCCATCGGCTTGACAGCCGTTGTATCAGCCGTTACTGGAGGCAGTTGGGTTGCTGGCAAAATCCTTGGGCGCCAGAACGATCAGATCCAGCAGGCCTTTAATTACATAGGATCTCAAAAAAGAAGGATTGATGTTTTGGAAGACGATTTAAAGCGCATGCCACTTGAGTATGTCCTTAAGGTTGATTTCTTAAGAGAGATTCAACAAATGCATGATAACTTTAATCAGATCAACGCTAAGCTTGATAAGCTAGTTGAGAAACTGCTTGAAGCAAAATGAGAAGCTACGTTCTTGAAGTAGAAGAAGACGAGAACGGAGAACAGTTTATTACCTTCCCCGAAGAAGTCATCGAAGAGCTTGGCTGGCAAGAAGGCGATATTCTCAATTGGGATGTACGAGGAGATGGTATTGTTCTCTCTAAGGTGCATGACGCATCTGGATATGAAGTTATAGAAGAGTAGAATATAAAGACTGAAAGAGCTAGAAATGTATTTTGCAGGCGAATCTAATGTTGCCGGAGCCATCGGCAACCTGGGTGGAGTTAAAGATTTAGTTTATAGGAACGAGCCTGTTCAGGCTGTACCGATGCCTTATTACGGTGGAGGAATGGGAGTAGAAACCTTGGCCGGTGGTAATTTTATGGGTGGCCAAGGAAGTGCCATCAATCCAGAGGCATTTAAAAAAGATACTCGTCAACAGAAAATCTATAACAAAGGGATGGGAACCGATAATCCCAATGAGCGTGAGATTTTCTTAAAGCGTACAGGTCCTCAACTTCCATTTGCTCTTGGTCTTGATTCCAGTCCTTTAGTTGCTCAGGTATATCCTGGTGGACAAGCAGTTGGTAATGCAGCAGCTCTTGGAGGCATGATGGGAGCCGGCCCTCGTTTTGGCCCTCTTCCTGTAAATCTTGATGTTAATGCCGTTGATGATCGCATTGAATCAATTGGTGGTAGTGCAAACATTGATTTAGGCAAGAATCAACGGCTTCAGATTGGCGGAACCTTCAATCCTGCCATGACGGATCCAATGGGAATGTCTGTTCCACAAGGGTATGAAGTCTTTGGCGCATATCAAACGCCTGGCTTTGGTGTTAATGTAAATTACAGAAACACTGGCAATCGTGGAGGAATGCCAGGTGGATTTCCTGGCCAAATTAACGCAGGTTTTCAAGGACGTTTTTAATATCAAACACAGTTCAAGAAAGCTGCTAAGATGAGTCTACATAAAGAGGAATATAGTTAATGTCTGTCGACGCAAAAGCCAGGCTGCGTGAGATCGTTGAGTCCTACCTGGAAAAAGACTCAGGTACTGTTGTAGATACTGGTGTTGTTGCGTCGCACCTAGCACAAATGAAACTCTTTGGCATTCGCCAAGGGGTTGAGTTTTTTCCCGGTCAAGACAACTTTGGCGCCCAGCGCAAAGACTTTATTGACCGTGTAGTTAAATACAATCAAATTGACGTACGCCTAGATTCCATCTGGGATTACTTCTTGTGTGACGGCAAGGGCATCTTCTATATCCGTCCCACCAAACAGAACTACCGCATTTATTACTTCCGCGAACACGAATACCGCAGCTATTACAACGTTGACGGTGAGCTGGAAGAGGTGGTGATCATCTATAGCTACAAGGTGCGTAAGGCCGGTAGCTCTTACGATGGCATCAACATCGTGAATGCCACGGGCACATCGATTACTGGTGAGCCAGGCTCCAAGCGTTATATTCGTTTATCAATCAAAGCAAACGAAATCGAGGAAACTCATTCGGATGCGGAATTAAATTTTGACATGCCCTCTGGCATGGCGCCAGGTAAAAATAAAACATTTAAAAATTCTCTTGGTTTTATTCCCTGCGTTGAGATCTTCAACAACCCCAAAGGTTTTGCTAAAGAAGGTGTTGGCGAGTTTGATGCATTAGCCAATCACATCGTTACGCACGATGAGTTGGTGCGCACCATGCGCAAGAACGTTCAGTTCTTTGGCAACCCAACACTGCTGTCGTCTCGCCCTAAGACTGACCTGATTGAATCTGGCGGTGAGTCGGTAGTGCAGCGTCCATCGATTGCTGCTAACTCGGGCTTCGCTGGTGCCAGCCCCTTGAGCCGTTCGATGTTCAAGGCAGATCCCGTCTCCCGTGGTGTCGATGGTCAGATCCGTGTTCCACGCGTGATCGCAAACCTGGAACCAAACGACCGTGTTGGTTACATCGTTCCAGATGCCATCACTGGAGACCAAAACAATTTTGCTCGTCAGTATCGCGAAGAAATTCGTACGGCTCTTGGCGGTGTTGATGAACTGTCGATTTCTGCAGGTGTAACTGCAACTGAATACAAGTCGCTGTTTGGACGCGTATCTGCTACATCCAAGAAAAAAGCAAATGCCATCTATACCTATGGCGTCTGCCGTTGTCTGGAATTAATTATTTACCAGGAAGAACAGTTATTCCGCATGTCACTGGCAGCTGCCCTTGGCATTGAACGTCCTGTTGAACCTCCTGCGAATGTCAGCCCGGAAGAAAAAGACGCATATACACAAGCTGCAAACCAGTTCGAAGAGCAAGTTCAGAATGCAATCAATGCTTGTATTCAGGCTCAAGATGTTCCACCCGGCGTAACAGGTCTCATCCCAGATGGTGATGTCACTATGCTGTGGAGATGGACGGGTCCTGTTTATGAGGACTCAACCCAAGACGTACTCAATAACTCAATTGTGGTACGAAACCTACAAGAATTAGGTGTTGATAGCATTGAAGCACTGAAATACCTCTTCCCGTCTAAGACGGATGAGGAACGGGCCGAGATGTTATCTGGGTTCCCGTTCAGGATGGTGAGTGAACTACAGGGCGCTTTTGCTCAATTCTCTCGCCTGGTGGGTGGCCTGATGCAGACCCCTCACCCGCAGTCACCGAACCTTCCGATGGCTGCCGATCCCAGGTTGGATTTAACTCCATATCTGTATCGAACATTAGAGGCTTTACAAAAGGAGATGAGTTATGCAGGACGCTACCGTCCAATCGATCCCACAGACGAGCCCG